CTTTTGTGCTTTAGTAAGTCTTGGAACGAAAAAGCCGCCCGATGACATATATTCGCGTAAGGACTCGACAAATGTCGCCATAAAGTCGCCCCAAACGTTACTTAAATAAACCTGATCCCTTACTAAAGGGTCATAGGTTGGGAAAAAGTCAAAGTCACGAGCCATTTATTTACTCCGGTAAAATCTCGAAATTCCAAGAGGCACCCAAGATAATGAATGGGATCTCGCTAAAGAATTCGACTCTAGGAACAAAGCCTTGTCCTCTAGGGGTTGTTCCAATCTTACGCCAGACGGTTCTATGGGTTCGCTCACCTGTCTTTCCCATTGTCGCGTGCAGATTATTACCATAGCTTTGACCTCCATCTTTTGATACAGACAAATAAACGGTTGGTTGAGCATTTGGCGCGTAAGGAATCGTTAAAATATTATCCAGACCGTGATCGGGCGTAAACCCTAAAACACCCGTGGACAATGCGCCCTGTAATAAATCAAGTTGCCATCGGTCAATGCGTAATCGCTTATAACCCTCTGGACTCATTTGACGGCCTATTCTCATGCGTCTGATTCGTTCACCATTATTAGTCGTGACCTGATCGCTTACGATGTAAAATAAAGCCTTCTCATAATCTCCATAGAAATTAACGCCAGCAAAATAAGCGTGAGTTTGGGCGGGGTGCCTATCGCCATTGATGACCTCCTCTTCATGCCATTTGGGCGAATCAGATGTACTCATCGATACATTCAATACAAACGTATGATTCGCAGCCGTGAAGTTGATACGGTAAAAAATAAGTCCGTTCTCTTTAATTAAAATGCCGCGAGCATCAGACACACCGGGGCCAGCAGCGTATTGCGCTAACTGATAATCCAATGCTCTGTTACTTACTGGTAGTGACTCAGTACCTTTAACTTCCATCACTCCGGCTAATCCATCACGGTCTTGAGCCAAGAAAAACATCCGGTCAAATCCAACCGCAACACTTCCTATGGCTGGTGTACCAACTTCCATAAGGAGCGAATTATTGCGCCTAAATGGTAAGTTAGTACCCAGACCCGCGTTTTCCCAAACTTCTGTATAGTATTGAGAAAACAAAAATATTCGTCTGTGTAAGGTTCTACAGGCAACAATAGTTCCCGGATGGGATGTAATGCTGCCGAACTGCAATTGACCTGATACCGTAACGGTATTGGTCGGTGCGCCATTAGTGGTAAGCGTTATAAATATTCCGGCAATTGCATTGGCGTAACTCGTAGCTACTTTAATGGTTCCCGGGTTAGTTGTTGGAGAACCTACCATAATCACGTAATAAGTTGTTGTCGTGTTCAAAGGTGCTGGCAAAGTTCCAGTGGTTGTAAAAGTAATCGGTACGCCAGTTTGAAAGTTGGCATTGCTCGTACTGAGTGTAAGAATGCTTGTTACTGAGCTTCCGGTAAACGTTGCACTGCCACCACTCCAAACCATCCCTTGATTTAGTGAGGACAAATAAAAGTTATTAGTGCCACCAGCGGCAACCAAAAAGAATCCATCGAGATAACACACATCAATGGGATTAGCGGGAAACCCGACATCAGTAATTTGTACAAAAGTAGTCGCATTGATATCCCATATATACCCTTCTACACCGTCAACAAAGATAACTTGGTACTGATTCGCATCAATACCCACATAACCCGCAGCGGTAACAAGTGTTCCCAGAAGAGTTTTTGTTAATGAACCCACCGTTCCTGTAATTAAAAATACAGACGCCCCAAAAACTTGATAAATTGCATTATTAAATACAAAAGTAGCCCTAGAACCCCCCGTTTCCGGGGTAAAGTTTAGGGTAGAATCAACCAATCCAGACGTTGAAATCATGGCTTTTGGACGCTTACCATTGGCATCAAGGTATTCAAATACGTTAACGCTACGTTCCGCATTAATTGTGCTGATACGCTGGTTATCGTAACTGCCTACAAAGTCATAATCTTTGCAATCACTCGCCATAATTAGTACGCCAAAATATTTTGCCAGTAGAACGGCTCAGCGCGACTAAGAATCGCAGAGGGTCGTACTGTGACATCAGTTTCATTGACGTTCTTAATTGACTCGTAATAATCGTTGTATTCATCCTCGGAAGTTTGAGGCCAATTACCGGATGGGTAATATGCTAGCCATTTCCTACCGAGTGCATACTTTAAGAACCCGTAGTAAAAAGGTGGTAACTCTTCAAGATTTGAATTAGCGGCTAAACTGTTAATCATGCATTTAACGCCTAACCGACAGGGGTAAGGTTGGTCTGGTGCAGGATAAAACGTCACAATACTTTCATCGGCTTGTTTATCTAGGAAGATAAAGCCCGGTCTTGTATCTAATGGCAACAGTCTTGTAACACCGTAATATTGTGCTTTATTAATAATTTGTAATGGATAGATAATTCCTTGCCCAGCACTTGGCACCAAATAGTTTGCAAATGACAAATCAACGATTCGATTTGAAACCACATCGGGATTAGGAACCATATCCGAAAAAGTATAAGACGCTTGGTTAACTACAAGATTGAAGTTTAACTCGGTCAAATAGGGTATATAGATGCTGTCTTCGGCAAATTTGGCTAATAGTTCATTAATTAGCTCAAGTCCTGCGCTTAGCATATAGGGATCAGGAACCTCTCCTACTCCAAGTTCTCCAATAAGATATAATGAATTAATTATTAATTGATTCGTCGTTTTTATTATTTGCGGCATCCTGCCTCCTTTGCATCATATGATGCTCTCTATGATGATGACCACATAACCATCTTACTTCAAATGGTTTATAATAATCGTCATGATGCGCTTCAACTTTTAATTCTCCACAAACTTCACAAGGCATCCTAATTAATTTACCATTTCTAATTTTTCTATAGGTTTGAACTCTTATTAAGTTCCTTAATTTTTGTTTATCATTTGGAGGATTTTTTTCTCTCCATTCACGATTATATTTTGCAGCGCATGGCTTACAAAATGTCTTTTTCTTAAAATTCTCTATAACCACATTACACCAAGAGCATAATGGTCTAAATATACCCGGCTTTGCGCCAAGCCTAGGATTACGTTTTCTTATCCCTTCACGTTTCTTATCTTCATATTTTTTACGTGTAATCTTTGCTTTTTCTTTTTGTTCATCTGTCAGAGGATTATCTATTTTCCATTGTTTTGTATAAACAGCATGACAGGTATTGCATTGCCCAGCACTTTGTCTCTCTTTTAATTTTCCACACTTACAAAATTCACTTCTCATAATATATAACTCCTAAAACCATAATTTTAACATGGAATTAGGAGTTAGTGAAACTTATACTATTTCAAAGGGAATGCGTCATCTAAACCTTTACAAAGTTTACGACCGAAGTCTTGCGCATTTTCGCCATCATTGCTCATGTATGCGTTAAACTCTTCCATTTCCTTTTTCATCACTGGACGGTTGCCCATCATCTTTTTTTGCTTGGCTTGTTCTGTTCTAACAAACGCGTTGTTAGACTGAACCATTTTATTATCTTTCATGGTTATTTCTCCTTAGTTTGTCCTTTAGCCTTTGGCTTTGCAGCCTCCGCCTTTTCGTTCCGCACATCCTTCTCAACACCTTCCTTGTAAGCTCTCGCTTTGGCCGGACAATCAAACCAAACACCCGATTCAATTAGGCGTTCGGCTTCGTCATGTTCGACCACTCGGAAGTGGTCTAACGGATGATAAATACAAGTAAGCATATGACTGCCTCCTTATGACAACACGCGAACAGCATATTGTGCGTGCCATTTAAAGCCGCAAAGTAAGTCGATACGCATATAGTTTTGGTATCCTAAGATGTCACCAGTTTGCGTAACCGCAAGTGATAAACCAGTCTCAGGGTCAACCGCTACAGATGCATAAGGAACTTGCAGTTTGTAAAGTGGAGGACAAACGATATCTAAACCACGGCTTGGATAAGCCACGTTCACGTTGTGCGAACCAACCAAAGTAACGGCTGCGTTATCTGGAATCGGATTACTAACGTTACGGTTAGGGTTTAAAGTATCAGAGATGATGATTGGGGCTACAGTTACAGACAAGTTACTGCCTGAATCTGAACTTGCATTAGAAGTAACAACCCACTGCATGTCTTGGCCAGTAGATGCACGACCGACAGGGTTCACAGACTGAACACCAGCGATTGAGAACACATCACCAATTAAGAAGTAGTTAGTTACGTTTGCTGTTGCGCCATCCATAACAATAGTGTTACCAGAAGACACTTGACCATTAACAAGCAATGCATCAGATGAATGCAGAGTTGGGCCAGCACCAGCTTGGTGACGTTTAATGTTTTGAGATTGGAAAATGTCGAAGTAGGACAAGTGACCAATAGCAGAAGAACGAACGATGTCTTCGTTGAATACAGGAGTGAAGTTGTTTAACAACGCACCTTTCAAGCTAGAACCGTCTCGAACTGTCATTGCCATGTAAGCATCAGACGCAATATTTACGCCCTGCTCAAGCAATTTAGCACCAGCCATATCAACAGTAGTGAACGAGTTAATCGCAACACCAGCGGTTCCGGTGAAGAAGTTAAGCTCTTGTTCAGCAGCCGCGGCTATATCTTTTTCCATCTGTGTAATTACTTCCTGAATAGCAGGAGCAATAAACAATCTGGAAAAGTCTTCGATTCTTAAAGACAAATCTTGGATAGTGTAGGCAATCAGAGCATGGTATTGATGCTGAATGACGATTGTTTCTACAGTCTCAATGATTGATTGATGGGTAGCTACAGAGCCATCACCAACAATAAAATGGTTCTGTCTACGTACTTGTAACGTATCGCCTATCTTATACCCAGAAGACACGAAGTCATCTTGATAAATACGTGATGCAGTCATCACGAAAGGCGCATTGTTTGCAAACATTGCCAACGCGGTATTTGATACCAAGTCGGTTGTAATAAATTGGTTAGCCATTGCTAGTCTCCATTTAGTCCGTTAAATGGGTACATAGCGGTGTCACAAGGGTCTCACGGTTTGGGTTTCGTCCTTGAAACCCTTAGATCACTTCCATGTACCAGCCTTCATACGCCTACGGATTTCACCCGGAGGCGTCTTGCCTGTAACAGCAGTGGAAGAACTTACTGGATTTGGTCTAATGCCACCCATAGGGGCGGTTTTCTGGTTAGCAGTCGGCTTATTGCCGTGGTTCCCCATTAAACTAAATGACAGCTTGTTAACTTCCCTTGCCTGATCTAAGGGATGGAGTTTTGAAATACGTTCAAGTTCGCCACGATTTTTGCCTAACTTGTAAGCTACCTCAGCAGGGTTTTCGACAAGTAACAGGGCATCCCGCACATGTGGAGTGAAAGGCATGTCTTTGTCTCTCACAACATCGTCAAAATCATCGTACTTTTCTGATGCATTATCAAACTCATCGTTCAAACGTTGGTACTGTTTGTGGACGTGAGTCTGCATTTCTGCATTTTTGGCTTGTCTCTCTTCGTGATCCTTCATTCCAAGAGCCATGCGTACTGCGTGCTGTATTCGCTCCTCTTCATTCATCCCAACAACCGGAGGCTGTCCGGGTGAATCGTAAGGGTTGTGATGTATCTGTTGGCCAGGGTTCGCGCTATCACCGCTTCTCATTGATTCCATAGCCGATATACGGTCATGAAGTTCTCTGATTTCCTTGCGGTGGTTACGTTTAAGGGCGTGTACTCTTTTTTGCACGGCAGAAAGATGTCCATCTCCTTCTTCGTGGTTCTCCTCGCCTACTTCCTGAGCTTCCTGCTCCGATTCGTAGCCGGGATCGACTGCCCCTGTCTGTCCATCTTCATCATCACCACTAACTTGTTCAGCTAAAGCGTTTTCGTCCTCGTGCATCTCAACTTCTCCATGTTGACATCTCCAAGATGTCAGTCGTCAATACGGTAGACAACTAACCCTAGACCTTCCGGCGGCCTGAGACCCTAGGCAAATCCTTTGCCCGATAGATACATTTTCTTACATCTAAAAGTAGCTTACGACCCCATATGTACGACCCCCCAATTTATTTTGATTTAAATTATAGTTTGCAGTACAATTTGCAGTTCATAAGGAGTTATTTAATGATTGTAAAAATATGTAAGATGCATGGTGAATTAACAATTGATATGGTTTATCAACAATATTCAATTCATAAAGAAAAAAGATATCCATATTTTCAATGTAAGATTTGTGTGAGTGATAAGAAAAAAAGGTTGTATGATGCTAATCCTGATAAATATAGGGCATATGCTTTAGAGCAAAGAAAAAAACATTATGAAAAATGTCTTGAACGTGACAAAAAATATAAAAGACAATTATTAATTGATGAAAGTAAATATGAAGAATTAAATCAAAAACAAAATGGTCTTTGCGCAATTTGCAATAAATGTGAAACTTCGAAAAGTCATAAAAATAGAACTCGAACCGATATTGATTTAAATTTAACAATAAAAAGATTGGCTATCGATCATAATCATAAATCTGGAAAAGTGCGCGGATTGCTTTGCTCTAAATGCAATACCGCACTTGGATTATTTCAAGATTCAATTGCTATTATTAAATCAGCAATTACTTATCTTTCTTTTCATGAGGATTATGATGAACATGAAGTTGAGATAAAACAGTAGCAATTTTAGAAGAAAAGTCTTTTTCAGACTTATCGGCATCTAATAAAAGTCTTCCGTGATCTACTTTTATTTTTTGTTGTTCCAATCCCATCTTAGTTTGCATCTCTTGAGCTTTAAGTATCATTTCAGCTTGATCAAGAAGATGCTTTTCCTTTCTAATTTTAAGTTCTTCTGCTCTTTCCATTAATGCTTGTTCTTCGAGATGCATTTTTTGCTCATTCATTATCATCTGTTGTTGTTGAGCTTTCATTTGTTGCTGAGCCATCATCTCTTGAGGATTTGGGGGTTTAGGAGGAATTGGCTTTCCCTCTTCTTTTGCAATTATTTCTGGAGGAACTAAAGTTTTAAATCTTTCTGCTATTTGTGGCATAAATTGGACATCCAAATTCTTAGCCCATAAATCTGCAATTAAAGGAAATATAGTAGGATTTGCTTGCAAAGTCTGCTGCATGAATTCGAGCGCAATATCCTTCTGAACCGCAAAGCTTGGCCCGGTGTCAATCTCAATATCATAATCGCCAGAATCAAGTACGTTCTCTCGGATTGGGTTGCCATCCTCATCATCTCCAACGACTTTGTTTAATACGATTGAATCGGTGCGACCATCCGCTTTAGAGATAACCATAGGACGCTCAAATTCACCTGCAATCACTGGCAATAGGTCAAGTACAACCCGTCCACCTTGTTCTAATGCTTGATTGAGGTTGTCAAACCATACATAAGCAGACATGGAACCTTCCATTTTCCGCTCTCTACGCGCTTTTCCTGATATGTCCTTACCTTGGAGTGCCTCATTCTCTGAAAACCCGAGAATCTCGCGTATATCTTGGCTTCCGCGTTGGTATTGTGCGAGTAATGACGGTGAAATTTCCCAAGGCGACATTTTTGTGGGCATTTGTCCGGTCTTTGGGTCTGGTTTTGCGACCAAAATACCATTTTGTAGCTCAGGATTACGCCACATTTGTTCATTGCCTTGGATATTATCCGGTGTGCCAATCCATTGTTCACGTCTACGGTTCTTCACTTCCGCTGCAATTTCAGAGCCTACATAGTTGACAAACTTCTGGGCGTCTTTGGCTTCATGAATGAATGAACGGGTATATTGTTGGCCGTCAATAAAGTTTGAATCACCATCAACGAAAATAAGAGGCAAATATTTAGATGGCCAGTCATTGAACTTGATAATTTGGTTTTGCGTAAGCATGTATTGGCGAATCTTAAAGTCCTTGCTCATACGCTCCGCATGAACTTCTGGAATG